GGTATTTCAACTCTCGAATCACAAGCACGCAAGCCAGCGGGCCTGGAATCGGGTGTGGCACTTCGCGAATACGCTACGCAAGCAAGTACCCGGTTTGCCTCAATCCAACGTCAATACGAGACGATGTTTCTTGATGCTGCAGACCACATGATTGAATGCGTTAGAGACCTGTCCGATGCAGACGTTGACCTCGAGATGATTGCCGCTGGTGACAAAGACATCGAGAAAATTAAGTGGAGCCAGATTGACTTAGACGCTGACTGCTACGTGATGAAGAAGTATCCGGTGAACCTACTGCCTGATACACCCGCTGGTAAGCTACAGTCAGTAGTCGAGATGACACAGGCCGGATTGATCAACCCACAGCAAAGCATGCTTCTACTGGATTACCCAGACACAGAGGCACTGACGCAGCTTGCGACGTCTAATTATCAAGATGTCCTCTATGTCATCAGCGAGATTTTAGAACACGGGAAATTCATTCCCCCAGAACCATTTCAAGACCTGCAACTGGCTATCAAGATGGTTAACAGTGCGTACCTACGAGCCAAGGGGCAGGGCGCACCAGACGACCGATTAGATCTACTAAGGCGTTATCTCGAAAGCGCAGTAGACTTAGTGCAGCAAGCACAACACGCAGAACAGGCTCAAGCAATGGCAATGCAAGGAATGGAACCCGGTCAGGTCGATGTTGGCGGCCCACCACAAGGTGGAAGCATGCCAGCTACTCCTGGCGTATCTGAAGAATTACTTAATGCCGGTGGAGGTGCGGAAGTCCCGCCACAGGCACCAATGCAATAGGAATAAATAATGACAGAACAAAACGAAGCCCCGGTATTACACCCTGCAACGGATTCCCCAGTAACGCCGGAGCCAGAGCCTTCAGAGCCTCCTGTATCATCCTCTGAGGGCTCGCCAGACGAGAACGCTGTAGACTTTGCGTCTCAGTTTGCGGCTTTAAGTCGTCGTGAACGAGAAATGCATATGCAGCAACGCGACCTTGCGGCCAAGGAAGCACAACTTCAAGAGCAAATGGCTAAAGTCTCTGAATACGAACAGAACATTGCATTAGCCAAAGAGAATCCTCAGGAGTTCTTAAAGCACGCTGGCGTGTCGCTTGGTGAAGTCATCAACCAAGAAGTAAGCGGTGAGGTCTCAGAATCTGTTGCACTTCGGGCCGAGCTTGAGCGGCAACAGCAAGAGTTGGCAGATCTTAAGGAGCGCGAAACGCAGCGCACCGAACAAGCAGAAACAAAACGTTTGAACGGTCTTAAGAAATCTTACGTTGACCAAATTAGCGAGTTCGTGGATAATAAAGGCGATGAGTTTGAACTCGTCAAAAAAGCTGGTGCTTATGAGACTGTTTATCAGGTTCTTCAACAGAACTATAATGAGACAGGATCAGACATCGGTTTTGATGCCGCTGCAAAAATAGTAAATGACTATTACGCAGGTGAGCTAAAGCGGTTTTCGGGAACCCGCACGCTGAAACAATTGTACGAAGCCTCTACTGAGGCACCAAAGACACCAAGTCCTGCTGCCATGGAAGGTCCGACAAAAACAGTCGCACCACAAGTTAAAACATTAAGTAATACGCAGGCTGTGGCTATTACGTCCACGGAGCCTCGCGTTTTAACGCAATCAGAGCGTCTCAGAAAATTCGCTGAGACAATCAAATGGCAGTGAGGAATAAGAAATGCCTACATCAACATTAGGACTTGGTACAATTGGAGGTAGCGCACTTAGCTCTGCTTCTGGAACTGGTGTAACTCTCGATATGAGCACCGTACAAAGCGGTCTCAAGGAACTCTATGGACGCGCCAACTGGCTAGCGGCTCTTTATGAGCACGACGGACTGTTTACGCGCATTCCAAAATTTGAAGGATTTACTGGTAGCTATTATCCAGTAGTAGTTCAATACGCTCCAAACTCCCGACGTAGTCAGGATTTCACACGAGCACAAGATAACGATTCGTCTTTTGAAGTCGTCAAATTTTTGTGCCACAGAAATCGGGACTATGCATTCGCAAGATTAGACACAGAAACAATTCTTTCGACCCGTGGTGACGCTGGTGCATTTGCCAGTTACATGGACGTTGAGATTAGCGGAGCACGTTATGCGCTTCGTCGTTCACTTGCTCGACAGTGCTACGGTGATGGTTCCGGTAAGATTGGTGTGGTTACATCCTCATCAATTTCTGCACCGAACACGACCATTACGCTTAGCAACGCGAACGACATCGTAAACTTTGAAGTTGGCCAACACATTGAGGCTGTACTCAACGCTGACTATGGCTCTGCTGCAACCGGTTATCTCAAAGTTAGTTCAGTCAATCGTGAGGCTGGTACTTTTGTTGCTTCTTATGAAGACAGCTTTGATGCAGACAACGCAGTAATTGGTGGTGGTAAAGCTCGCCTATTTATGCGCGGCGATTCTGCGGCAAGTGCTGCATCGGCTAATCGCATGTCTGGCCTTGATGCTTGGATTCCGGCAACGGCACCAACTTCTGGTGATAGTTTTTTTGGAGTTGACCGAAGTAAGGACGTTACGCGTCTCGCGGGTCACCGTTTTACAGGAGCTACCACTGACATCTATCACGCATTCGTAAGCGCAAGTGAGCGCATGGGTCGTGAAGGTGCCAAGCCTGACCATATCTTCTGTGATTACTCAACGTACACATCGTTGATGAAAGAAGTTACCACGGCAGGTAACGGGTACAGCAGCGACACCAACAAAGGTCTTAAAGTTGATATTGGTTTTGGCCAAACGCTTGAGCTTGGCTTCACGAACATCGTGATTCACTTGCCAACAGGTCCAGTACAGGTGGTGCCTGATGCCGATGCGCCAGTTAATACAGCTTATATGATTAAGCTCTCAGACTGGGAATTGGCGTCTCTTGGCATGTGTCCACAGATTCTAGACCTAGATGGACAGCAATCTCTCAGAATCTCAAATCGAGATTCTTACGAGGTACGGTTAGGCAGCTACTCGCAGATTCTAACCCGTAATCCGGGTAACCAATGTCGGATTGATTTTAGCTAATGTTAATCAATCCTAAAAAGGATGCGGAGTTGATTCTGCAGCGTTTAAAACCAACGCAGGATCAGCAACCCGCAACAAACCAAAGAGAATTAGCTCTCGACAGCGCTATGCGTTCTGCCTTCGAGGCGGCGAGAGGTGATGACTATCGGCGGTTTGGAAGTGCGTTAATAGATTTACTGGATATTCACAGATCAGGCGGGTCTTTGGATAGCTAGTAAGGGTTAGGGGGGAGCGCAGTCCCCCAGCCCAATTTTCAGAGGTGAGCATGGCGACCATTATTAGATCAGACATGATTGACAGGGTGCGTCGGCGTGCTGACTTCGAAAACTCTGAGTTTGTCACGGACGTAGAACTCACGGACTATCTTAATAGAGGTCTATGTGAGCTATGGGACATTCTTATTGGCGTGTATGAAAACTATGGACTGACCTCCAGCACGTTTACGATTCCAAACACCGATCCTGAAGTCTTTAAGCTTCCCAAAGATTTCTATAAGCTTATGGGTGTCGATTTTATTTCGAACTCAGGCGGAACGACTTCGCGTGTTCGGCCCTTTTCTTTCCAGCATCGAAACCAATATTCCAACCCAACTTTTAAAGCGACAGGATTAGACCTGGTCGAATATGCAATCGTTGGCGATGACATCAAGTTGATTCCCGATGACTTACCAACCGGCACCATTAAGCTTTGGTATGTTACGACTGCTCCGCAGTTTACGGCTGATGAATCATCCGTTGTTGCTGGTCTGATTCCTGGCTACGAAGATTACCCTGTAACTTACGCTACGATGATGGCGAAGAACAAGGAAGAGTCTGACGTACGTTTTGAAGTCTCAAACCTTGAGCGCTTAAAAGCACGCATCACACAAGCAGCCACGAAGCGAGATGGTGGTGAATCTACTTCTATCGTTGATGTGAACCGAGGCACCGAACAATATCACGACATATTTTATCCGGGGTAACTGATGGCTAGGTATACGTTCAGCAGAGTGTCCACGAAGGACCCAACGGTATTTATGCTTCAGTCTGCTATTGAGGCAGCGTTCCGTTCGCTCGATAAGGTCCCAATACTCGATGGGCAACTTATTGAGGGCATTGAGGTCTCAACCAGTGAACGAAGATTCCTGCACGGTTTAAAGCGCAAGCCTAAAGGCTTTATCGTGGTTGATGTTGATAATAGTTGCCTTGTTTATCGAAGCGCTGAATCGACCAGTAAATATATTTTCCTTACAGGTTCGCGGGTGGCTAACGTCAGTTTGTGGGTCTTCTGATGGCATTGGAAAAGCAAACACTTTCACTGAACTTTGAGAAGGGTCTGAATCAGAAAGCTTCTGACCGTATTCTTAACGTTCCACATATGGCCGACATCAAAAACGGTCGCATGGAGAAGTCTGGCGAAATTCGGCGACGAGCGGGCCTTGACCCACTGACTAGCGGTAACATACCCAACAATGTTACTTTCAAAGAGGACCAGACATCGGATGACGACTTTACAAAAGTTGCGGGGTTAAAGTCGTTTCGGGACGGTCTGCTGTTGTTAGATGGCAAGAATGCATATCAAAAGCTAAACGATAATTCCTATATTCGCCAAGGTGTGTGTGACTCAGTCATCATGCGAAATGACGTGTTACGCGATGACCGAGGCTTTACACAGTCACGGCCTGAATTGGCGCGTATTGATGACGCGACATATGGCAACTTTATTTGTGCAGTCTGGTATGAAGTAGACTCAACGCGGCATTCACAGACACAAGGTTCTGCAGTCACCACGTATTACATCTATGCTCAAATCTATGACGCTGACACCATGCTTGAGGTTGGTAAAAAGCAACTCGTAGACATAAACGAGTATGAAACTCATCATACTACCTTTAGACATGAAAAAGCGTACATTGCACCAAGGCCCCGCTGTCTTGCTCTGGGTACGCATTTTGTCATTTTGTATAACGCTGTTTATTCGAGTAGCTGTCTACTTAACTACCGGCTTATCGATATCTCGCAGAGTTCAACAAAATTCCAGCTTGGTGCAGTAAAGCCATCTGCTACTACATCAACGTTAGATATTGGGCTTTTCTCGTGCTGGGATGCATGCACATTCAAACGTTCAAGCACTGATCCTACAGTTGAAGGTGTGGCAATATTCGCACAACTGCGAACGGGCACAGTTTCGTTTACCTTAACTGAGTTTAAAATTGATTCAGGTGCTTTGAGCACAACGGGGATGCGTTCTGCTTACACGATAGACCACTCGGCCCAGGCACGGTTAGAGCTAGATTACACAGTAGATGACCCACACGCATACGGTATGTTCGTGCGTCATTTTCAGCCTAACGCTTCACATTCAACGGTTGGCAATCGCGATGATGCTGCATGCTATATGCTCGGCTTTAACGCTAAAGACACAGTCGCTAAGGCAAGATTCAATGTCGTTGATGCGAGTTCTTCTACGTTGAGCTCTACGGGTGGTGTTGTAAATGAACCGGATAGCCGGGGCATGTTGAACGGTTCAGCGGTGCTTGACCCAGGCGACTCACCATCAACAAAGATTCGCGTATACTATGTGACAGATACACGTAATGGACTACAAAAACCGAACGCTACTATTCTGACAGCGGTTGAAGTTCAAATTGATGACGCCAGCACAACTTTTAATAACATTGCATACAATACGGGTCTGCTCTCAGATCCGTGGGTGTACGATAATGAGATTTATTTCATGGGTAGTGAGGCTATAGCTCAACAAGCTATGACAGACTGGGAGCACACTTATAAAGATTTTGGACAAGGCAACACATTTATCTTTCGAGACAGTCTGAAGAATACACCGTCAGCGAAGACTTTTAAGCGAGACCGTTGCATTCCTGTTGCTGTAACTGGACAAGCCGATGTCGCCTGTAACCCGTTTATAAACTTCTTTCACCTTGAACGTGATTTTGAGATTGCTGCATCCTCATTTATAGGTGAGTTGGCATCGACTATGTATTTTGGCGCATGCTCTGTAATTGACGGTAAGACGCCAGATGAAAAGTTAATTGGTAATTGTTCAATGGCACCACTTTTAGTGGGTGACGAAGTTACGCAGTCCAACGCTTTGGTGACTGTAAACCATAAACCACGTCGTGAACTGCCTGCGGTTGAAACGAATAACACACTCTTAATGGGTGGTGGTTATCTTAAGTGCTTCGATGGCAGTGTGATGCAAGAGAACGGTTTTTTTCGTGCACCCCAATTCTATCAAGAGGTCACGAAGGGAACAGGCACGATAAACGGTCAAACCGCTAAAATTGAAACGGGCACCTACTCATACACGGCAATTTATGAGTTTGTAGATAGCGCTGGCAATATACATCGTTCTGGGCCAAGTGCTCCAATGAACGTTGAGTTTGCTTCAGGTAGTGATAATTACGTTACTATATCCGTTTGGAGCTACAATCATTCGTTGCGCTACTATGAGAACGTTCGTGTTGTTCTTTATCGAACTACCAAAGACCAATCGACGCACTATCGGGTTGGTGACGTAGCCAATAATTGGGATACAGAATACGTTCAGTTCCGAGACATCACTAAGGATGATGAGCTATTCCCGACTGAGAACCCAGAAGCAGCGCACGAAATATTATATTCTGATTTTGAAAAACCTAACGGCACTATTGGTTCCGTTAAGGACATTGTGCTTCATAAAAACAGACCCGTAGCTGTTACGACTGATAATCGCGTTCATGCATTTAAACCAAGTGTTCGAACCGTAGCACCTGAAGTGTATTCAATTGCTGAGTTTCAATTTGGTGATATCGAGGGTGGCAAAGAGAATGTGTATGGTATTGAGACCACGGGTGAGCACCTTCTGGTTTTCGGGCGTGATAATATTTATGTGATCAGTGGCGAAGGCCCAGACTCGGACGGTGGAACAGCACGGTTTACTGATGCGCGTTTACTGATTAAAGGCCAAGGCAGTGTCGAAGGTACGATTCATATCAACCACGCCAAAGGGGTGCTCTACCAAAGCCCTCGAGGAATCTACAATATCAACCGTGAGTTGGTAACCGAATACATCGGCGCCCCAGTGGAAGATTTAGGTCTTTATCGAGCGCTTGCGGTGGACCTCGATGATTCAAAGCACGAAGTCTATATCCCTCTTGGTGGTAAGCTTGATGGCTCAAGCGATGCGGCAGGGCTAAGCACGGTACTGGTTTATAACTACTTCTTTGATGCATGGACTCAATACAGTTTTGATAAGGATTACGTAGGTTACAACTCCAAGGGGCTCAAGTTCCTTAACGGCACGTTGTACTACGGACGCATGCGATATGCTTCTTATTCGGGCCGCACAGATACCTACGACTTAGACAGTTCAGTAGCCTCAGGTACATGGCAGGTAAATGAAGCGAACTTCTGGGATACAAAATACGGTTCGACTGAAACATACTCGAAGTACAGCACTGAAGTTGAGACACCCTTTATCTATCTCAACAACCTACAAGGCGCACAGCGTGTGTATAAAACGCAGTTCTTAGGGAATTATAAAGGTGACCATGACATCACGGTTGAAATGACAGTCGATTACGACGCATCGACCGCACATAGTCAGACTAAAACAGCATCAACGTTGACTGATAAGAATGTTTATCAGGTCCCGGTAAAGCGCCAAAAGAACCGCGCTATCAAAATCAAGCACTCAGTAACGCCGAACTCATCATCGACACTGACAAATGAGATGTTCCGAATGGATGGAATAGCCTTAGAAGTTGGCTTTAGACCAACAACTTTCGCGGCAGCTAAAGGGGATAAGTTCTAATGGCAAAGTCGAATCAACCAAATTTTACCCAGGAAATGTTGCAAGAGGGTTTCAACCACATCGACGCAACCATGGCGCAGGATGACCCAGAAATGGGTGCATTGATAGATAGTCTCGTAAGCAAGCTATCTGGGCCGATGGCAAAGCGAATGGGCATCAGCGTTAAAGCGCTGCGCGAATTGACGATGAATGTGATACGGCAGCGTTCACGTCAGATGATGGCTGAAGAAGGCCAAACCCGGCAGCGCAAAATGGCAACAGTTCAGCAACTCGGCCAGGCCGAACGTGCGGCAGATTTGCAACTCGCTGGTTTAAAGCTCAAGGAAAAAGCTTTCGACCGGCAAATAGCTATGCGCTATGTCGGGGCAGCGCTTAGCGCTGCTGGTTCGTTTATCGGCCAAGGAATCGCCAGTGGCTTGTTTGAAGCTGATCCAGCAATCAGTCCTGATGTAGACCACGAAGGTTACGATGACTTTGATGCTCAAGATATGGACATCAACCCATACACAGGAAGACCG